GTATAAACTCAATTGATAATGTAAATACTAATCCATATTTTGGTCCCGGCAATTCATCCGATGAGACCTTGTTTAGACCTATTGTATGGTGCAAACAAACCGAGGATAGAATAATTAACGAGAAGATTGTTGGAAAGAATAGGGAACTTTATGAACCTTTGATTTATCCAGTATCAAATATTATTCATCCTGTTGGAGTTGGAGAAACTGTAATTTATGTTGAAAATGCAAGACCCCTATTCAACTCGATTAATGAAAATAATACTTCATTACTATTCCAAAATTCAATTACACTCATTTCCCAAGATAGCAAAGTTGGTGCTTCGGCAACGGCAATAGTTTCTGTTGCAGGAACAATAACGTCTATACAAATATCTGGCGGTGGTTCTGGATACATAACAGCACCAACTGTTACAATTCAAGATTCAGTTGGGATTGGAACAACAATTCCAGTAAAAGCAACAGCAACGGCATCAGTAACTTCGGGTATTGTGACTTCGATAATAATTTCAAATCCTGGTGTTGGATATACTACAGCAAATCCACCGTTAGTTTTAATTGAGTCCCCATCGGTTATCACTGAAACTGATGATGTAACCGCTTATGAAGGTGATTTTGGTATTATTAGTGGAATATCCACAATATCTGTAGGGGTTGCCTTGACAGGTTTAGTTTTTGACTTTGTAATAAGCGAAAATTCTGCTCTCAGAGACTCTTCAATAACGGGATTTACAAGTATTAGTGGAATTTCTACTGGATATTACTTTGTCATCAGTAATAGTAATGTTGGATCTGGACTAACTTCTTTGAATTCCAATAACGAAATTGTTGGAGTTAGTACTCAGTTTATTGACAATATATATCAAGTGGCATCAGTATCAATCGCCCAAACTTCTACTGTTGGATTTGGTGTTACATATGTCGCAAAAGTTGTTGTGAGCGTTTCTGATTACAATGGACTAAGTGGAATTGGTTATAGTTCTTATTATGGCGATTATAGTTGGGGAAGAATAACGCTTTCTTCAAGAAGTGAGTCTCAATCATTTACAGCACAAACAAATAATGGATATTCTGGATTGTCAACTGGTTCTTTAGTCAGTAGAGAAATTCCTCTCAAATCTTCCAATTACATTTCATAAATAGATAAAAAACTCCGTCAAATGGCTGCTATTATAACTGATCAGATTAGAATATTAAATGCTAAAAACTTTGTATCTGGAGTAACAACTTCTGAAAATAGTTATTATTCTTTTATTGGATTACCAAACGCAAATTCTATTTTATCTGATTGGGATGTAAATCCACCATCCCCAAGAGATAATTTTAGTGAGGAAAATGACTATTGGGATACAATGATAGCTTTGAAAAAGATATCATCAGAAGATATTAGACAGGTAGTTATAAAGAGATCTTGGTCTTCTGGAACTACCTACGATATGTACAGGCACGATTACAGTGGAACAAATCCGGCAAAGGTGTCTGGTTCAACAGGTCTTTATGGCGCTTCATATTATGTAATCAATAGAGATTATAGAGTTTATATTTGTTTGCAGAATGGAACAACTCCAGAAAATCCAAATGGTAGACCATCCCTAGACGAACCAACTTTTACTGACTTAGAACCAAGATCTGCTGGAAGTAGTGGAGATGGTTACCTTTGGAAATACTTATATACCGTAAAACCTGCAGATATTGTTAAGTTTGAATCTACGGACTATATGCCAGTTCCTAGAGACTGGCAAAATAGTGCCGATAATGCTCCCGTTAGAAATAACGCTGTTGATGGTTCTATAAAAATTGTAACTGTTACTAACAGAGGTGCTGGAATTGGTACAGCAAATAGAACATATACAAGAGTTCCAATTAAAGGTGATGGATTTGGGGCTGAATGTACGATTGTCATCGATAATGATCAAAAGATTGAATCTATTATAGTCTCCAATCAAGGATCAAATTATACTTATGGAAATGTTGATTTGGTAGCAGGTAATGTTCCAACAGGATCAACAAGACCCCAATTCGATGCGATTATCTCACCAAAAGGTGGTCATGGATATGATATTTACAGAGAACTTGGAGCATACAATGTTCTAATGTATTCTAGAATTGAAAATGATACACAAAATCCAGATTTTATTACTGGAAATCAAATCGCTAGGGTTGGAATAGTTGAAAATCCACAGTCTTTCGGGTCATCCCAAATCCTTGGGTTAGATAAAGCAAGTGCTGTTTATGCTATGAGATTGACTGGCGCTGGATATAGTTCTGCCGTTTTTACGCCAGATTCAATAATTACTCAAACCGTTGGATCCGGTATTACCGCTGCCGGAAAAGTTGTAAGTTACAATCAAACTACCGGAGTTTTAAAGTACTGGCAGGATAGAACTCTTGCCGGATTTAACACAGTAGGCACGGCACAGACCAACCCAACGTATGGATATGATCTAAGAGAATTTACAAGCAATCCATCATCTGGAGGTTCAATTTTGGTCAATGGTGGAACAGTAACTCTATCTATTAGCACAACATTTAGTGGTATATCAACCTCAATAAATAATAGAACATACTACCTTGGTCAGGAGTTTGTTAATGGTTTGTCAAATCCGGAAGTAAAAAAATACTCTGGAAATATTATTTACGTTGACAATAGACCCTCTATTACACGATCTTCAAACCAAAAAGAAGACATCAAAGTTATATTGCAATTTTAAAGAATTATGCCACAGCAAACTAACCTCAATGTTTCTCCATATTTTGATGACTTTGATGCCAATAATAACTATTATAGGGTCTTATTCAAACCAGGATATCCTGTACAAGCAAGAGAATTAACTACTCTCCAATCAATACTACAAAACCAAGTTGAAAAATTTGGTCAGCACTTTTTTAAAGAGGGTGCTAAGGTAATTCCAGGAAACACAACATATATCCAAAATTATAATGCTGTTATTTTAAGTAACACATTTTTAGGTATACCAATTGATGCTTATGTTGGACAACTAATTGGTACCAAAATTACAGGTTTAACATCAGGTGTTACTGCTGTAGTTAATAATGTACTGCTATCTTCAGAATCTGAAAGAGGTTTTACCACTCTCTATGTAAATTACCTATCTTCAAGCAGTCAAAATAATTCAACATCTCAATTTTTGGACGGAGAAAGTCTCTTTTCCGAAATTGATATTTTGTCTGGACTGTTAGGAAATTCGACAATTCCTTCTGGGGAACCATTTGCAGCAACAGTTGCTAGCGGATCAAATGCTTTAGGATCTTCATTTGGAATTTCAAATGGTGTTTACTTTATTAGAGGTCAGTTTGTAAATGTAGAGGATGAGATACTAATTCTTGACCAGTATAACAATAGACCAAATTATAGAGTTGGTCTATTTGTAAATGAGGAGATTGTCAACTCCGATATTGATGAATCTCTAAACGATAATTCCCAAGGGTTTAATAATTACGCTGCTCCAGGAGCAGATAGATTAAGAATAACAGTATCTCTATTCAAGAAAAATCTAGATGACTTTAATGATGCCAACTTTGTAGAACTGGCCACAATTAGAAACGGTGAGCTTAGATCTATTGTAGAAAACACCGAATACTCTATAATTGCTGACGAATTTGCTAGGAGAACATATCAAGAATCCGGAGATTACTACATTTCTCCTTTTAAAATTTCATCAAAGGAATCTTTAAATGATGGAGTTGGCAATCAAGGTATTTTTAATCCAGGACAGTTGACTTACAATGGTTCAGTTCCGAGCGATGATCTTGGGATCTATGAAATTGGTCCGGGTAAGGCAATGGTGAGAGGTTATGAGGTAGAAACTATCTCATCAACGTTCCTAGATTTTCCAAAACCAAGAACTACAAAAACTTTAACAGAACAATCAATTGAGTATAATACTGGATCAACTTTTGTTTTAAACAGATTGTTTGGTTCTCCAATAATTGGAATTGGCAATACTTATACAGTAAGTTTAAGAGATTCTAGAGTTGGATCTACTAGAAATGCTGCAAGAAAAGTTGGTTTGGGGCAAACATTTGCTCCTGGAAAAGAAATTGGTGTAGCTAGAGTTTACGACTTCAAATTAGAATCGGGATCATATGATACAGAATTTCCCGATTTAAATCGTTGGAATATTTCTTTATATGATATTCAAACCACAACGGAAATATCTCTCAATCAACCAATAACTTTAACTGCTCCGGTTTTCATTAAAGGAAAAAATAGTGGAGCAACTGCTTTCCTTAAGGATTCTGTTTCTGCTGGAACAGCACTTACTGTCTATCAAAAATCAGGAGATTTTATACTAAACGAATCTTTCTATTTTGATGGAGTTGAAAATGGTAGAGTTGCTGTAGCAATTACAAATTATGGAATTTCTGATATAAAATCAATATATGGAATTGTTGGATCTGCAAGTACTTTTAGTGCAGATATACTTCAATCTACAGGAACTTTCATTGGACTTGCTACAATTACAGAACCTTCATTCTATGAGAATGAATTTTTCTTAAGTTCATCTTTATCACAAACTGTTGGTGTAGGATCAACTGTATTTTTTGTTAATAATACATCTGATGTTTCTGTTGGTAGTTCTGTAAGTATTAGTGGCGTAATTACAAATGCAAATATTGTTTCGGTTGGAGCGACATTTGTTGTAATTGGATCAGGATCAACTGTAGGAGGAGTTTCTCTTCCATATTCCACAACCGGTGTCACCGTATCCCAAAATGCCGGAATTGGTTCAACTGCCATTTTCTTATCATCAATACCAGCAGGTGTTGTTGGATCTTACAATTTATCCCAATCCAGAATTACAATTGGATCTACAAATCAACTAGTAGAGGCAAGAATAGTTTCTGTCGGAAATACATTTGTTTTAATTGGAACAGCATCAACTTCCTCTTCTGTTATTGCAGTTGGAAGTGCTGTGACATTTACAAATACCTCACAAACAATTTTGGGAGGTTCTATTACTTATAGCGATCCAGTATTTGCAAGTAGAGTTGTATCACCAAATGCCCAGTTCCCAGGAGCAATAATTAAAAAAGGAAATCTTGTTTCGTATACAACAACAACACTCCCAGATCCATTCTTCGGAAAAGTAGTATCAATTGGCACTTCTCATGCCAATATTGTTGGAGTATCTACTGTTGCTAATATTTGTAATGGAAAACTTCCAACAACACTGACTGAAGTAAGCGATTTTAAAGTTCTTACAACCAAATTAGAAGATTCAAACGATAATACTTTATATACCGCACTTCCAAAGTTTAACGTATCCAATGTAGATTTGACCGATGCTTCCTTAATTATAAGAAAAACATATACGGTAAATATTATTAATAATCAGTTATCTTCAATAATAACTGCAGATACTAATGAATCTTTCTTACCTTTCGATGAAGAAAGATATACTTTAATTAGATCTGATGGACAGACTGAAATTTTAACATCTGATAGATTTACATTAACTAGTGGTTCAAAAGAACTCCAAATCTATAATTTGGGTTCAAATGACACTGGAGCGACACTAGTTGCTACTCTCAGAAAAGTAAAACCAAAAGCAAAAGTAAAGTTAAAAAATAGAGTAAACTCAATTACCATAGATAAGTCTTCAATTTCTTCTTCTGGAATTGGAGCAACAACTTTAAATGATGGTCTATCCTATGGAAACTATCCATACGGAACTAGAGTGCAAGATGATATTATTTCCATAAACAATTCGGATATTATTGAAGTGTTGGGTGTTTATGAGGCATCAAAACCAAATCTACAACCATTAGCACCAACGGCAATACTTTCCCCAATTAGTGGACCTTCAAGTAAAACAAGCGACTTGATAATTGGCGAAAGATTTGTTGGGCAATCTTCAGGTGCTGTTGCTGTCGTTGCCGAAAGAATAAATGATTCACAAATATCATATATTTCTCAAAATGATATTAAGTTGAGAGAGGGTGAGGCTGTTATTTTTGAAGAGTCGAGTGTTCAGTCTACAGTATCAACAATTCAAAGCACTAGTTTCAACATTTCAGATAATTTCATTTTTACTAATGGTCAAACGGGATCATTCTATGACTACGGAACCCTCGTGAGGAAGTCTGGAGTTGCATCTCCAACTCATAAAGTAAAGATATATTTCTCAAACGGTTATTATGAATCTACAGATGATGGTGATATCACTACCGCAAATTCATATAATACATTTGATTATTCTAAGGATATTCAGTCTATTAACAACATAAGAAATACTGATATTATCGATATTCGCCCCAAGGTCAGTGTTTACTCTGTTTCTGAAGGGTCAAGATCTCCTCTTGAGTTCTATGGAAGAGACTTTAGTGGTTCTGGAAATAGTGCTTCCAATATTTTAGCTTCAGACGAAACAATATTGACAAGTTTCTCTTTCTATCTTCCAAGAATTGATAGAATTTTCTTATCAAAAGATGGAAACTTCCAAATAAAATATGGAACACCTTCTGAAAAACCAGAAAGACCGGTGGTAGTAGATGATGCTATCGAAATAGCAACGTCTTTCCTTCCTGCGTATCTTTATAATGTGAGAGATATTAGTTTCAATTTCCTCCAGTATAAGAGATATCAAATGAAAGATATCAAAAACCTGGAAGACAGAATTAAAAATTTAGAATATTATACGGCACTATCACTATTAGAAACTGATACCTCAAATCTCTTTATTCCAGATTCTGAGGGACTTAATAGATTTAAATCAGGTTTCTTTGTCGATAACTTCTCTACTTTAATTCCACAGGAAGAAAAAGTTTTTCCAAAAAATAGTATTGACTTAAACAATAAAGAGTTAAGACCCCAACACTATACAACATCTATTGATTTGCAACCATATTCTTCAATTGTATTGGGTGAAGATCCATCTGTAGTAAGACCAACTGGAATCAATATTAGAAGAAATGAAGATATAGTTACTCTAGATTATGGCGAAACTGAATGGTTAAAACAACCATTTGGAACTAGATCCGAGAGCGTAACTCCTTTCTTGATCAGTTTCTGGGAAGGAACCCTTGATCTCACCCCATCATCAGATACTTGGGTTGATACAGTAAGGATTGAAGCAACAATTATAAGACAAGAGGGTGATTTTGCCGAAACTGTTTCTAGACTATCAAGAACTTTAAATCTTGATCCGCAGACAGGATTTTCGCCTATTTTATGGAATTCTTGGCAAACTATTTGGACTGGAGCGGGACAACAATCTTCAACGGCACCAAAACCAAATGATTTGCCAAGATTTTCGACCGCAAGAGTTGTCGAAAGCAGAAGAACTGGAACAAGAACATTGGTGTCTGAACAGTTTGATACCACTTCTCTTGGAGATAGAGTTGTTAGCAGAGATCTCTCACCATTTATGAGATCTAGAAATGTTACATTTAACTCTAAGAGATTAAAACCATTAACTCAAATTTATGCTTTCTTTGATGGTAGAGATGTAACTAGATTCTGCGTTCCAAAACTGTTAGAAATTGCTATGATTTCTGGTTCTTTCCTAACCGGAGAAACTGTAGTTGGTTCAACAAGACCAACCGGATTAGATTTGGGTGGAGAAAACTGGAATGAGTGGTCTCCAAGCATAACCTTTAGAGTTGCTCAATCCAACCACAGAGAAGGACCTTATTATTCCCCAACATCAACATACTCGGCCAATCCATACGATAATAGCGTTGTTCAAAGTTCATATTCATCAACATCATCTATTTTAAACGTTGATTTGTATTCTTTATCGAATAAAGTGAATGGCGAATTTAGTGGTTGGGTTGAATCTAATATGATTTTAGTTGGTCAAACCAGTGGTGCTCAAGCAACAATAACAAATGTAAGACTTATTACAGATATTACATCCAATCTGCAAGGTAGTTTTTACATCCCAAATCCAAATGTATCTGGGTTCCCAAGATTTGAAACTGGATTAAAGTCCTTCAGACTCATCGATAGTTCCTTAAATGATATTAATACATCAGTGACAGTAGCGGAAGAAGGATTTGCATCTCAGGGAAATATTGAAACAGTTCAGGAAAGCATTTTATCAGTAAGAAATGCTAGAATTGAAACCCAATCATTTACACAAACTGCACCAGATTTGAGGCAGTTTATTGAAAGAGCAAATCCAACTATTCAAGATACAAATCCATTTAATGATAATTTTGGTCTAATAGCACTTGGAAATGCGAGGGCGGGTGCAGCTGCTGGATTAACAAATCAAGAAATTATTGATGTTGGAATATCTCAACAATTAGGATTTACTTCCGCTTTTAGAAGGCAGTTTGGTTCCAATCTCCCATATAATTTTAATGGAAGAGATCCTCTAGCTCAAACTTTCTCAGTTACTGAGGCAACTGGTGTCTTCATAACAAGATGTGAAGTTTATTTCCGAACAGTAGATGACACAGATATTCCTGCAACTTTACAAATAAGAACTGTAGACCTCGGTGTTCCAACACAAAGAGTTCTCCCGTTCTCCGAAGTTGTTATTAATCCATCGGAAATTAATGTTTCTGGTGATGGATCAGTTTCAACATCATTTACCTTTAAAGCTCCGGTTTATCTTGAAGGTGGGAAAGATTATGCTATTGTTTTACTGTCAAATTCTACAAAATATTCTGTTTATATTTCAAGAGTTGGTGAAAATGATCTAATTACTCAAGAGTTTATTTCAAATCAACCATATCTAGGATCTCTATTTAAATCCCAAAATGGTTCTACTTGGGATGCTAGTCAGTGGGAAGATCTTAAGTTTGTTTTACATAGAGCAGACTTCATTGATAGTGGTACTTTGGAATACTATAACCCACCACTTGCAGGAGGAAATGGGCAAGTTCCATTCCTAGTAACAAATCCACTCGATTTAAGTTCCAGAAGAGTTAGGGTTCAGTTAGACACTTCATTACTAGATTCTGATTTGAAATTAGGAAATACTGTATTACAAGATGGTTCAAATGCTACGGGAAATTATGTTGGTGGTGCGGGTGTATCTGGAACTACATTATCGATTATTAATACTGGAATAGGGTATACTCCATCTATTGATATGGGTGGTTCATATACCTATTCTGGAGTATCACTACAAACGATTACTGGTAGTGGATCTGGAGCTTTAGCAGATATAACGATAAATGGAGGAGTAGCAGTAGCAGCAACAATAACAAATGGCGGAAACGGATACAAGACAGGTGATGTTGTTGGTATCAATTCTCTTGGTTCATTCTCAACCGGAACAAATGCTAGGTTCTCTATAGTTTCAATTGCTAGCACAAATGAATTAATACTTGATAATGTTCAAGGAGACTTTGTTACGGGGGTTGGAAACACTGTCAAGTTTATCAATAGTCTCGGAATAACAACAACTCTCAACTCTACAGTCGGTGGTGGTGTTGATATTTCAAGCATCTCTGTGGTCACTGATGGTCTCCATATCAAGGTCAATCATAAAAACCACGGAATGTATTTTGAAAATAATATTGTTTCTATTCAAGGTGTTCAATCAGATGTTCCACCAACAAAACTAACAGCACCATATACAACTGACTCTACTGGTCCGATTTCTGTTGAGAATATTGCTGACTTTGGCACTTTTGAAAATATTGGAATTGGAACTACAAATGTTGGATATGTTTTAATTGGAGATGAGGTAATATCTTATACTTCAACTTCAACCGGACAAATTGGAGGAAATATTGTTAGAGCAGTATCTGGAAATTCTAGAAATTATCCAACGGGAACTCCAGTTTATAAGTATGAACTAAGTGGTGTTTCTCTACTTAGAGTTAACGCAAATCACAACTTAAATAATGTAACACTAACAAATCCAAATGATTTTGATTCATATAATATTAAGATTGATACCTCAGGAACATATGGAGTAGATAGATCTGTTGGAACTAGTTTCCCCAAACTTTACATCAACCAAACCAAAACTGCGGGTGGAAAGAATGTAAGAGCTTCTCAGAACATTCCATATGAAATCATAACCCCAATGATTCAAAATATGACTGTGAGAGGGACATCTATTAGTGGACAGATCAGAACAGTATCTGGAAAGAGTATTGATGGAAATGAAGTTCCATATGCGGACCAGGGATTTGAAACTATATCTCTAAATGAAACAAATTATCTTGATAGCCCAAGACTGATTGCATCTTCCATAAATGAATCAACATATTTAAACTCTTTACCTGGCAATAAGTCATTTAATATGAGAGTTCTATTGAGCACCTCTGATCCCAGAATAAGTCCTGTTGTAGATCTTCAAAGATCAAATATTATATTAACCTCCAATAGAATTAATAACCCAATTACTGATTATGTCACAGATAGTAGAGTAAACTCTATTTCAGATGATCCTAATGCCTTCCAGTATATTTCAAAGGAAAATATACTAACAACTCCAGCTTCATCAATACAAGTGATCTTGGATGCTTATATTAATACATTTGCAGACATTAGGGTTTTCTATGCGATAGACACTAAAGAGAATTCCGATCCAATATTTGTTCCATTCCCAGGATGGGACAAGATCAATATTTCTAACAACAGTGGCCGCCCAGATAAGTATGTAACTCCATCATCTTATCTTGGATTTGAATCCAATCAACTTCCATTCAATGAATACAAGTTTACTATTGACAATCTGCCAAGCTTTAAGACTTATCGGATTAAAATTGTTATGTCTTCGACAAATCAAGTTTATCCACCAAGATTTAAGAATCTAAGAGTTATCGCACTTGCTTAATAATATTATGGAATACTCCAATATAGAGGGTTATTCTCACCTCAAAAGAGATTCAAGAACAAATTCTATCATCAATACAAATATGTCAGAATATAATGAATACTTGGCAAGAAGACAAATGAAAAGTGAAGAGAATCAAAAAATACAGAATATGGAAAAAGATCTTGCTAATATAAAAGGCGATCTTGATGAGATCAAAAATTTATTAAGAGGGTTGTCGAATGGATCCTGATAGCATTAATTTGGAAAACTTAAGTAAAAGTTTTGAATATTTTAAATATTCAAATGAGATAGATAGTATTGATGATATTGAAGAGTTAAAAAAAGTTGCAAAATGTTATTACAAATTATATTTAAAACAGCAGGAAGTAATTTTAAATCTGGGGATTTCTAATGACAACTAGAAAAATAACGTTTGATCCAGACTCAGGAACTCCATATGCAGTGAATTTGACAATTAATACTGGGGCAACATTTAAGGCAAACTTTGATGTTGTCAACACTTCAAATTCGCCATTTAATTTTGAAGGTTGGTCAGGATCTTCTCAAATGGCAAAAAGCGTTTCAATTGGATCAACTTCATATGCTGTCGCAACTTTTAATGTTGGATTTACTAGTGCTGTGGGAGGAAAATTTAGTATTTCTTTAGGCAGTAGTGACACCAGATCTTTAGTTGAAGGTAGATATGTTTATGACATTCTCGTAAGTTCTGGATCAACTGTATACAGAATAGTTGATGGAAATATAATTATAAAACCAGGAATATCTTCAGCACCATAAATATTTTAAGAGGTAAAAGTAATGGCGCAACCATCTACTAGACAAGAACTAATAGATTATTGTAAGAGGAAACTGGGAGCGCCAGTTTTGGAAATAAATGTTGCCGATGAGCAAATAGATGATTTAGTTGATGATGCTATTCAATTTTTTCAGGAAAGACACTTTGATGGTGTTTATCCAACGTTTTTCAAATACAAAATTACCGAAGAAGATATCAATAGAGGAAGATCTAGGGGAGGAAATAAAGATGCAGTTGGTATTGTAACTACAACAGTTACAACAAATATCGTAGGAACTGCAACAACTTTTAGGTATGAGGAAAATAGTAATTATTTGCAAGTTCCACCATCAATAATTGGAGTAAATAAATTATTTTTATTTGATGGAGCCAACACTATAACAAGTAGCATGTTTAGTGTCAAATATCAGTTATTTTTAAACGATATTTATTACTGGGGATCTACAGAGTTATTATCATATGCTATGGTAAAAACATACCTAGAGGATTTAGATTTTCTATTAAATACCCAAAAACAAATAAGATTTAATAAAAGACAAGATAGATTATATTTAGATATTGATTGGTCATCAGTTAGACCTGGACAGTATATAATTATTGATTGTTATGCTGTTTTAGATCCGAATGATTATTCTAGAGTTTGGAACGATTCTTTTATAAAACCATATTTAACGTCTCTGATAAAAAGACAGTGGGGGCAAAATTTGATCAAGTTTCAGGGTGTTAAATTGCCAGGTGGAGTTGAACTAAACGGAAGGCAAATTTATGATGATGCGCAAAAAGAAATTGATGTATTGATGGAAAAAATGTCCAATACATATGAACTCCCACCATACGATATGATAGGTTAATAAAATGCTCAATCCATTTTTTCTCCAAGGATCAAGTTCCGAACAAGGACTTATACAGGATTTGATAAATGAGCAATTAAGAATGTATGGTGTAGAGGTTTATTATTTACCGAGAAAATATATTACAGAAAAAACAGTTTTAAGAGAAGTTATAGAATCAGTATTTGATGATGCTTATCCTTTGGAAGCTTATGTAGAAAATTATGATGGATATGCAGATAATACAACAATCTTATCAAAGTTTGGAATTCAAGCAACTAATGAAATGAATTTCATAATCTCAAGAGAGAGATTTCAAAATTATATCAGTCCTTTGATAAAAAACGAAAAAAATATAAAAATATCGTCAAGACCCAAAGAAGGAGATTTGATATATTTTCCTCTTGGCGATAGGTTATTTGAAATAAAATTTGTCGAGCATGAAAAACCTTTTTATCAACTACAAAAAAATTACGTATACCAACTAAAATGCGAACTGTTTAGATATGAAGATGAAGTTATCGATGTTGGTATTGCTGAAATTGATGACACATTAAATGGGGGCAATTTAAGCGGAGAAGATTCTGACGGAATAAACACTATTATTGGACCAACTCAAACTTTAACTCTTGTTGGAGTTGGAATAACAGCATCAGCATTTACCGGTATTATAAATGGCGGTATAAGATCAATCACGGTTACAAATAGAGGAGGTGGGTATATATCAATTCCTAAAGTTGGTATATCATCTGCATCCACAGGTGGATTAACTGGTATCGCTACCGCAGTAATGATAGGTGGAATAGTTGTATGTAATGATAATGTCAACCCAGTAGCTAAGTCCGTTCAAAGTGTACAGATAGTTAATCCCGGATTTGGTTATACAATTGCACCTCAAATTAGATTTATTGGTGGCGGTGGATCTGGTGCGGCCGCTACAGCATCAATTGGAGACGGAATAGTTGGAATAATTACCGTAACAGGAGGAGGTTCTGGGTACACTGCTCCACCAACAATCACATTTACTGGTCTATCAACAGTCTCAGCAGCTGCTACCGCTGTTGTTAGTTCTGCCGGAACAATAACCGCAATAAGAATAACAAACGCAGGACTTGGTTACACTGCCGCACCTATAATATCAATAGGAGCACCTTCAACATCATCTTCAGGAAACTTTATTTTTAATGAAAAAGTAACTGGTTCAACAAGTGGAACAACTGCTAGGGTAAGATCATGGAATTCTGTTACAAATGTTCTTGAAGTTTCTTCTATTTCTGGTACTTTTATTATCGGAGAAAATATAGTAGGAACATCTTCTAGTGCATCACATCAGCTAAGAAAAGTAGATGTAACTCAAATAAAGGATGGATACTCTGATAATGAAAATATAGAGTCTGAAGCAGACCAAATTATAGACTTTAGTGAGATAAACCCTTTTGGAATGCCATAAATAATTTTTATTATTGTTAAATAATATTATAAAGAGAGCATAACAATGTTTGAGTATTTTTATAACGAGATATTAAGAAGAACCGTAATTTCTTTCGGTACTCTTTTTAATAACATCTCAATTAAACACACAAATTCTTCTAATCAAGTTGTGAGTGTTATAAAAGTACCTCTGGCTTATGGACCAACTCAAAAGTTCTTGGCAAGACTTAATCAATCTCCGGATTTAAACAAGCCAACTGCAATAACATTACCAAGAATGTCATTTGAGTTTACTGGTCTTACTTATGATTCTCAAAGAAAAGTTTCAACAACTCAAACTTTTCTTGCAAAAGATCCAGAAACTGGCACAGAAACAAAAAAGGCATACTTACCAGTTCCATATAATATGCAATTTGAACTTAGTATTATGTCTAAGTTGAACGACGATGCTTTGCAAATATTAGAACAAATATTACCATATTTTCAACCCTCTTACAATATATCCGTAGAATTAGTAGAATCCATAGAAGAAAAGAGAGATATTCCCATTGTATTGGAAAATATTACAATGCAAGACGATTATGAAGGGGACTTTAATAGTAGAAGAGTTCTTCTTTATACCTTAAGATTTACAGCAAAAACATATCTGTTTGGACCCGTCACCACAGCATCCAAGGATATTATCAAGAAAGCAACTATCAGTTACTCTGCTGGAGAACCATCATCACTCACTACCAGAGAAGTTGTTTTTTCGTCAGAACCAAGAGCAATCAAAAACTATACCGGTATTGTACTTACAAACATTACAAAGGATATAACAACAGAAGATACTTTAATAACAGTAAATAATGCAGCGTCAATTAATGTAAATACTTATCTTGATGTTGAAGGCGAAGAAGTATATGTTAAGTTGAAAAGTGGCAATGTCTTAACAGTTGAACGTGGAAGAGATAATACTACAATTACTTCACACCTTGCAGGTGCGGAAGTTAAGTCAATAACTACAGCAGACAATGCATTAGTTGAAGAGGGTGATGATTTTGGTTTTAG